AGATTGCTCCAGAAGTTATGGATAACATTGATCATGATTCTGCAATTAGATCTAGAGCTGAATTATTAGGCGTACCTAAGAACATTATGCGTGATCCTGCTGAAATTGAAGAGCAAAGAAAAGCTCAGATGGAACAACAGCAGCAAATGGCAGAAATGCAACAAGCACAACAAGGCGCAGATGTTGTATCGAAAGTTGCACCAGTAGCTGAACAGATCAATCCAGAAAATGTAGAATCTACACAAGCAGGGGTTGAGCAAATAATGCAGGCTATGCAATGAGTACAACAATAGCAAAGCTTAAAAAAGATTATGCTGATTGCTTTGGATCTATCTCTGGGAACAAAGTCCTAGAAGATTTGAAGTCAGCATATCAAATGCGAGAATCCTATTCAAAAGGTGATCCGTATGAAACCGCGAGGCGAGAGGGTGAAAGAGCTGTCTATCTTCGTATTATAAATATGTCAAATATAAAAGAGGAATAAACTATGAGTGAAATGGCCACAGAAGTAACAGACAACGCAGATGCGCCTGTTCTAAGTGACAACCAAGCAACAGATTGGAGAGAAGGGTTGTCAGATGAGTTAAGAGCAGAACCAACACTGGCAAACATTAACGATTTAGAATCAGCAGCTAAGACGCTGGTTCACCAACAAAAAATGATGGGAAGTAGAATCCCACTGCCTAAAACAGATGAAGAGCGAGATGAGCTTTACACTAAGCTTGGTCGCCCTGAGAATGCAACTGATTATAAAGTTGATATTCCACAAGGATATGAACAATACTATCCTGAAGAAATGATGACTTCGTTTAAAGAAACAGGGCATCAATTAGGTTTATCACCAGAACAAATGCAAGGCTTAGTTGAATGGCAAAAAGGTTCAGTAGATTTCCAAATGAATCAAGATCAAGTATCTGGACAAGCGTTAGGAACTCAAACTGAAGAATCCTTAAAACAAGAGTTCGGTGCTAACTATGACAAGAACATGACTGCAGCAAAGAGAGCTTTGGCTGTATATGGTAATGATGCGCTATCAGAAAAACTAGCGAACCCAGCCATAGGTAATGATCCAGATTTAATCCGACTACTTGCTAATGCTGGAAAGGATATAACTGAAGATTCGGCTACCGGTACAGCTAACAACTCTCTGGTAATGAGTCCTATGGATGCTAGAATGAGAATTGATCAAATCAATAGTAATAAATCACATGCGTATTGGGATGCTACAAATCCTAAGCACATAGATGCTGTTGATGAAATGAATCAATTATTTGCAAAAGCGCATCCAGAATAAAAAAGTATGGTAAGATAATGCTCAAGCGGTGTAAAATCCGCTTGTAATCAACACCGCCCTTATGGATAACGGTAGATTAAAAGGTAGTTCTAAACTCGTTTAGCCAGCGTAATAGGCAGGACACCCGAAAGGACAATGACCGTTTTTTGTTTAATTATAAAAGGAGGACATTATGTCTACTCAAATTACGACTGCTTTTGTCGAGCAGTATAAAAGTAATGTGTTGCACCTTGCACAACAGAAAGGTTCACGATTACGCGACTCGGTTCGTTATGAATCAGTAACAGGAAAGAATCACTTTTTCGAAAGAATTGGTGCAGTTTCAGCTCAAAAGCGTACTTCACGCCACTCAGATACTCCTCGTATGGATACTCCACATTCAAGACGTAGAGTTTCAATGGATGACTACGACTGGGCTGATTTAATCGATCAGGAAGATAAGGTTCGTATGTTAATCACTCCACAGAGCGAGTATGCAATGGCTGGCGCTAATGCAATGGGTCGTGCTATGGATACTGCAATTATTGAAGCTGCGGTTGGTAATGCCTATGGTGGTGTTGCTGGTGGTACTACTATCGCACTTCCATCTGCTCAAAAAATTGCTCACGCATCAGGTGGTTTAACAGTTGCTAAACTTCTATCTGCTAAAGAAGTGATTGATGGTTCTGATGTAGATGCTGAAGAAGAGCGTTACTGTATTCTTTCTGCGAAGCAAGTAACTGATTTGTTAAATACTACTGAAGTTAAATCTTCTGACTACAACACTGTTAAGGCGTTGGCACAAGGTCAATTAGATACTTTCTTAGGATTTAAGTTTATCCGTTCAGAGCGTTTAGGTACTGATTCAGATGGCAACCGTCAGGTTACTGTGTACTGTAAATCAGGTCTTGGTCTAGCAATGGGTTCAGAGATTCAAACTCGCATTAGTGAGCGTGATGACAAGAACTATGCTACTCAAGTATTTTTATCAATGACAATCGGTGCTACTCGTGTTGAAGACGAGAAAGTAGTAGAGATTGCGTGTACTGAATAATATAGGAGAATAATCATGGCTGTAACTACTCAAAAAAGTACGCAAGTAACTAACTTTGATGCTAGTCCTTCTGTAAGGGAAGAAACATCTGATGTTCATGGTCGTTTACGCATTGCTGCGTTCGATCACACACAATCAGGTGCTGGTGATGCGACATCTTCTGCGGAAGTTGTTCGTTTACCTGCTGGAACTGTTCGTTTGTTAGGCGCGTTAAGTCGCGTTGAGCATAACTGGACTACTGCTAGTGCTACTATGGACATTGGCTGGGATGCTTACACAGACCTAGACGGTGATGCTGTAGCAGCGGATGCTGATGGTATTGACAACGGTGTTTCTGTTGATACTGCTGGTGCAATGGCTGTAGGCTCTGCATTAACTGCGGATACTAAAGTATTCATTTCGCAAGGTGGCGTATCTATTAGATTAACAAGTACGGATACTGCTATCGTTTCTGGCGATACTGCATCTGGCTACTTGGTTTATGTACTAGACTAAAGTTATAAAAAAAATGAGGGTTTCCTGTAACGGGTTATCCTCACCACATTCAGGAGAAGTGATATGGCAACAGCGGTTTCCATTTGTTCAAACGCATTAAGAAAACTTGGTGACGATCCAATCACATCCCTAACTGACGATACAGAAAGAGCAAGACTCTGTAACGCATTTTACGAACCTACAAGAGATGCTGTATTAAGATCACATCCTTGGAATTTCGCAATAGAAAGACAAGCATTAAGCAAATTAACAAGTACACCTGTATTTGATTACGCTTATGAGTTTACTTTACCAACAAGTCCTTATTGCCTTCGTGTCCTCAAGATGGAATACGATGATTACAATTTTAAGATTGAAGGTAGAAAGTTATTATCAAACGAAGGCGCTGCAAAGATTCTTTATATTGCACAAGTTACCGACACTGCAAAGTTCGACCCAATGTTCACAGAGTTACTAACTGCTCGCTTAACAGCAGAATTAGCATATTCTATTACGGGTAGTAATTCATTAACCAAGCAGATGTGGGAAATATACGAATCTAAGGTTAAAGAAGCAAGAAGTATTGACGGTTTAGAAGGGTTTATAGACGGATTAGTTTCAGACGAATTTACATCATTCAGGGGTTAAATGGCTAGAGTACATCCATTTCAGTCTAACTTTACTGCTGGGGAGTTAAGTCCTCGTCTTGAAGGACAAATAGACTTTAAGAAATATTTCAACGGTTGTAGTGAATTAACCAACATGGTTGTTTATCCTCATGGAGGGGCAACTCGTAGAGGCGGAATGTATTTCGTTTCAGAAGTAAAAACATCTTCTAAGGAAGTACGACTAATTCCTTTCGAGTTCAATGTAACTCAATCCTATGTACTAGAGTTTGGTGACACTTATATTCGTTTCTATAAGGACAATGGTCAGATTCAATCTGGCGGTTCTGCTTATGAAATATCATCACCTTATCTTGAGGCTGAATTAACAGAACTACACTTTGCTCAATCAGCAGATGTTATGTATATCTGTCATAGTAATCATGCACCAAGAAAACTATCTCGTACAGGTCATACATCTTGGACATTAACAACACCTACATTCACATGGGCAAGTTCAACACCTTGGACAAGTGGCAACGGATACCCAAGAGCAGTATCATTCTACGAGCAGAGATTATTCTTTGCTGGTACTTCTACTTATCCACAAACGATCTGGGGTTCTCAAACAGCAGACTATGAGAACTTTGACCAAGGTACAGGCTTGGCAGATGAGTCAATGGAATATGCTATTGCTACTAATAAAGTGAATGTAATCAGATGGTTACAACCAAGTAGAGATTTAATTGTAGGAACAGGTGGTGGTGAATTTAAAGTAGGTCGCCCACAAGGAGAGCCTTTAACACCATCTAATGTCATGGTTACACAGCAAACAACTTACGGTAGTTGGACTATCCCTCCTATTCAAATCGGTAACGCTATTCTATTTGCACAGAGAGCAAGACGAAAATTAAGAGAGTTTTCATATCAGTTTCAAAGTGATGGCTACATAGCACCAGACATGACTCTATTAGCAGAACATATAACAGCAGGTTACTTAAAGGACATGGACTACCAACAAGAGCCAGACTCTATCGTATGGGCCTGTACTTCTACTGGTAAGTTGTTAAGTATGACTTATGAAAGACCTGAAGATGTAGTTGCTTGGGCAGAACACGAATTAGGAGGTACTGACGTTGAAGTAGAAAGCGTTGCAGTAATTACTAATGCTACACAAGATCAATTATGGGTAGCAGTTAAAAGAACAGTCAATGGATCAGTAGTAAGATATGTTGAATATCTAGACCCAGACATAAATGTAGACTCAGGTATCACAGGCACAGTATCAACCGCTACAACCTCTGTAAGCGGACTTTCTCACTTAGAAGGGGAAACGGTCAAGTTAGTTATAAATGACGCTGTATTCCCAGATACAACGGTATCAAGTGGTGCTATATCTATATCAGTACCTGTAGGTTGGTC